CAGCAATAGCTTTTAAATAATCTTGTTCGCTCATAATATCTCCTGTGATTGTTAATTTTGGTGAGAACCTAATGTAAACATATTTTTTATCTTCGCAACAGTATTTTTTTAAATTGTTTTGTTGACAAATAGATGGTAATAATGCGTCAAGAAAGTATGAGCAAAACATTTTTAAGTGGTAGAATTATAAAAAGATACGAAATTTCTCTTAAAGAAATAGAAGAATTAAATAATGCCTTTGATGAATCAAGGAATAATTTAGAAGATAAAGGACCTAAGTTGGCGGGCAGAATGGAAACTGAACTAAGTGTTATAGATATAGTTCCAAAACTTCCAATTATGCATACATTACGAAGTTACATGAATGATTATATAATGTCGATGAATCACTTTGGTTTGATAGATACTCCTGTTTTAGATTTGAGCATTTCATCTATGTGGATTAATGACATGAAGCCAAATGAATATAATCCTCCTCATACACATCACGATAAAACAGGTTGGTCAACAGTAATGTTTTTAAAAGTTCCAAACTTAATTAATGACGTCAAACATGAACATAAATTTAGAGATGGTTCATTAGGTTTTATTTATCCTCGAGATTCTGTAAATTTTTTTCAACCTGTAGTTGGTCATTTTTATATTTTTGAGGCCTCTCACATGCATATGGTTTTTCCATTTAAAACAAATGATAAAGATCCTATAAGAAGATCGATGTCTTTTAATTTTGTAGGCAAAAAAATTGTTTGAAAATAAAATTAAATTTGTTGCGACAGACGGAAATATGAAAGATATTTGGCCAAATCCAAAACCAGCATCAA